ATTTCCACTTTGTCAAACACGGCAACTTCTCTTCCAGGAGTTAAATATCCGGGTAGGCCATCTGGATATTTACTTGACCTACCAATGTCGTATCTTATAAATCGACCCTTAAATCTACTAATAGTTTGTGCTACAATTTTATCCTTTACTTCAGTTGTGGTACCAGGTGCATATTTAGTAATGCCTTTAAGACCTTCTTTGCCGTGTTGAATTAAATAATAGTTTCCTTCGACTAAATCGTATTTACCTAAAGTAGGAACAGACGCAGTAGTGTTTCTAAAATACATCTTATATATATATATATATATATATATTCAGATTTTTTTATTTTTGTTAAAAAGAAAAACTCATATACAACTCATATACAACTCATATAAACCTTTTTATAAAAAACTGATATTTTCTAAAGTTACGTCTAAATTTAAAAACATAAAATTTAAAACGAATAACATAAGTAATTTTTCGTTTCTGAACTCTTTTCTAACACGATTAAACGCTATTAGCAATTCGTATCTTTTTTCGATTGTTATTACGTCTTCATTAAATTTGCCGTTTTCTAATAAATTCATAATATCAATCGCACTATAAGAACGTTCGTATAATTTTACGCAAAACGTCATAAGGTCTTCCAAACTTATTTTATTGTTCATTGTTTTTATAATTTCCTTTTTAAGCCATTCTAGCCGATATGTTTTTATGTCTTTCAATTTAAACACTTCATTTAGGTTATATTTATATAAATTGATTTTTTCACCATTTAGAGTAGGTTCTGGAACATATATTTCACAAAAACGCGATAATATTGGTTTCATTAAATTATACTTATCTTCGGCAATAATAAAAAATCGTGTGTTATGACTGAACAATTCTATACAACGGCGCAAAGCAGATTGGGCATCAATCGTTAACTTATCGGCATTTAAAAGAACAATACTCTTAAAAATATTTCCACCGTTAGAGTTTATATGCGTCTTTGCAAAGAATTTCAAATCCTCTCTAATAAATTTAATCCCTTTTCCATGCGAACAATTTACATACATAACAAATGATTTTATCTTCTCTCTGTTATTGTCATAAATTTTATGTATGAATTCATTCACAATCGTTCTTTTACCGCTTCCGGATGGTCCGTGAAATATTATATTTGGAATTTTGTGTATTTCTTGAAAGTAATTTAATTTATTTTTTATAGATTGATGTATTTGTAATGGCATGTTAACTTATTATAATTAGAAACCTTTTTTTTATATTTTAATAGAACGTAATTAATAAAATATAAAAAGTTTGACACTGTAAAATTTGCGAGAGTGCTAATTTTAAACCGAATTAGTTAATGAATGCGTGTAAGGATTGCTCTTGAATGCCTTCAAGATATCTGGCTGGATTCTTTCGCACATTTGCCCCTCGTTATAATATTGCGGTACATTAATAGCACCATATGTTTGAACAGAAGGGGGTAATCCAGATAATTTAGAGTAGGCAGGATTCACTCTTCCATCAAAACGGTCCGAATCACTCTTTATCGTAGTTAAATTCATTGTTTGATTAAATATTTGAGTTCCTCCTTGATTCGGTCGATTCACTATCGTTTGTGATTTAATATCATTATTATGCTGATTATATGCTGCTGTATAATTCATATCACCATATGCTGTAGCATAACCACCTGCGGCCGTAAAATATTCGCAACTGGTTGAGTCTCTCTGTGTGTTATCGGGTGCTGTATAATTATTCACATACACACCCTCTTTTTGATTGTTTATATTGAATTGAGGGGCATATAAAGTTGTCTCCTTAACGGTTGTAGGAGTAGTATCTTGTTGATTATATACATAACTTTTGGGCACTGCGGGTCCTGCTTCACCATAAATTCGAATGTTGTTAATGGTTTCATCCTTTCTGGTTGGTTTAAAAATATCCATAATTGGAGCAATAACGGCACCAATAGCGCCGCCAAATCCGCTTCTTACCGAGTCTGGTTGTTTAACCGTAGACCTATGGTTTTCATAATTTGTGTGGCTGCGTAAAAAATTATCACCGTCTGTATGTGGACCACGACCTACCGCGGTAGAATGATTTATATCCATAACTGGTAATTGATTGCGTTTCGATTGTTCGAAATTTTGTGGAGCAGTTGTGGCTTTAACGTCAATCGCTCCAGCAGGTCCCATATATTCGGTAGCAATGTCGTTACGCCTTAAAATGCCCATCTCTTGAATGGGTCTTAATGTTTCCCCTTTTTCAGCACCGGTTGTTGTAAGCCACCTGTCTTGCGTGTTAATGAAAAATGTGTCGGGTTTTTGTTTTTCAACACGTCCAAGAATTTCCACACCAGATGTATGCTTAATAAAAGAATTCGCAGGACCTTCATGATTCGTTAACTCATATTCTAATTTAGGGTTTGTGTCAACTCTTAATTCATCGACGGTTTTTGGCAACCATTTGTCGCGAGCCTCCATACCGGAATTGTAACCGTTGCTTCCGTTAATTCCGTAACCTTTGTCTAAACCTGGTCCAACCATTATTGTATCAAATGGTTTTACGTTGTTGTTTTTGGTCGCTGGATTAACACGAGATTGATAAAAGTCGCTTTGATTTGGCATACCATATGCCCACTGCATATTATCTTCCGGTTTAAATAAAGGTGCTTGCTCAATTTTCTTTATGGTTTGTGAACCAGAACCAATCATATTGTCTAAAACCGACTCATTTATATTAACATCATACGTGCGACCTTTTACCTTTCCACCATTAAAAGGAGTCATATTATTATGTTTAAATTGGTCAGAATTTAGATAATTACCGGATAATGAATAAACGTCCTGTATATTGTTAGCCCCTGAACCACTTTTTACAGTTTTTTTGTAAAGGTTTTGATTAAAATACTTATCTGTTGCGGCATTAGGGTTAGGATATTCTTGAACCGTGTCAACAAGTTGATTTATATTTGTAACCGGAAAATTTTGCGGGGGAATATTTGTATTTGGTAAATAATTACCATGTGGTTCACTTGTTCTGACTCCAAGATTACTTCGTATACCCATATTTGTATAATTTTCTTTTCTTTGTTGTTTTATTTCTTTTTTTGTATTATTGTCATTTGATTGGTTTGATACAACATACATACCACCTAATGCTATTAATGGGATCGCGATTTCCATATTTATATATATAGAGTATTATATTTTATTCATATAATACACTAAATAATTTTTACAATATATTAAAATATTTATTTTGACTGTAATTTTTGTTATAAGTAGTTTATCAATAAGTAGTTTATCAATAAGTAGTTTATCAATAAGTAGTTTATAAGAACCCTATTTATCTGATTAAATTATAACTAGGTTGTGAATAGTTGTTTGTTTCATTAATAACACAATCTCTCTTAGGGGTATAATAATCTTTTTCTAAAATTCTTGTGCTTAAATTATTTTGAAAAGGAAGACATGTATTTGCTTGTGGATTTAAGGGAGGATAATACCAATCTACTTGCTCTAGATCACGATACCACCATGCTGGATTGGTTGCTCTAGATTGATCTGTAAATAAATTATTACATTTGGGATATTCTATTGCTTCATTCTGAACATTGTAATTGGTATAATCTTTTCCTAAACAATCACGAGTTAAAATTCTATTAACTCCTCTCAAATCGCTTTCTAAATCAGTTGTGTTTGTTCTCAAATTCGCACCCCATTTTTGAATTCTGATTTGCGGGTCTTCCATATAACAAGGTTTATCACCATTCCCTGGAACATTTAAAATCCATCTACCTTGGTCCGTTGATTGTTGTAATTCTTTTTTTGTTCTGGAATCATCATATTTAAATCTGGTAAAAGCCATTTTATATTTATTATATATTATATTTATTATATTTATTATATATTATAATTTAAATACTAATTAATTTTAAATAATTATGGAACTGATTTTGACAGAGAGTAAAAACCCTACAATATGTTTAAACATGATAGTGAAAAATGAAAGTAAAATAATTACCCGATTATTTGAAACAGTTTTACCAATTATTGATACTTATTGTATTTGCGACACTGGTTCAACAGACGATACAGTAAACGTAATTACCGAATATTTTAAAGGTAAAAATATACAGGGTAAAATTGTAAATGAACCTTTTAAAAATTTTTGCCATAATAGAACATTTGCTTTACAATCTTGTGTTGGAATGTCGGATTATATATTATTACTTGATGCGGATATGCTTCTAGAAATTAAAGATTTCAAAAAAGAAAAGTTATATAAAGCGGATTGTTTTCATATTCTTCAAGGGAATGAATCATTTTATTACCAAAATATGAGAATTATAAAAAATAACGGCTTATACAAATACGTTGGTGTTACGCACGAGTATATTGATATCCCACCGAATAGTTCAGTTGCTGAATTAAAAAAGAGCGAACTTTTTATCAGAGACATTGGAGACGGAGGATGTAAAAGCGATAAATTTGAACGTGACATAAGACTGCTTCTTGATGGTATTAAAAATGAACCTAAAAACGAACGTTATTATTTTTATTTGGCAAACAGTTATCACGATAGTGGTAGATTTGGAGAAGCCGTTAATGTTTATAAAAAACGTATTGAACTTGGAGGTTGGGACCAAGAAGTATGGTATAGTTATTACAGAATTGGTTTATGTTATAAAAAAATGGATAAAATATCAGACGCTTTTTATTATTGGATGGAAGGATATCAATATTATCCAAATCGATTGGAAGGTCTATATGAAATGCTACAACATTATAGATTTAATTCAAAACATCAATTAGGTAATACTATTTATAAAATGTGCAAGGAAGTATTGGACAAAAATATTAATAGAGATAATTATTTATTTTTACATAATGATATATACACATATTCAATCCATTATGAATATTCGATTATAGCGTTATATTTGGGTGTTAAAAATATAAATTATGAAGTCGTACAAATATTAAACAATTCAAGTAACGGTGGAATAAACGATAATTTATTGTCAAATTTAAAATTCTATAAAGACGTTCTACAGTCAAAACACAAGATTATTATGGATAATTCTATTGAAGTCCCTATAAATAATGAAAAAACCAAAATGATTTCATCGTCGAGTTG